TTTACTTCAAATGATAAATATGTGCGGTTTAGCGCAAGAACATCAGAAGACGTAGAGAAGGCAGAGCAGAGTAGCGATTATGTAAACTATATTATCAATCACGATAATGAGGGATACAAAACTCTACACACATGGTTCAAAGATGCTCTTATGTTCCGACTGGGCGTTGTTAAATTTTATTACGAAGAAATGGAGCAAGTAGACCAAGAAGAATATTACGGTCTGACAGAACCTGAACTTGCCATGCTATTAGCAAATCCAGACATTGAGATTATTTCACAGGAAGAAGAAATAACAGAGACAATGATGGACGAATTTGGGCAATTAATTCCCATTGCCAGCACTTACGACTTAGAGGTCAAGGTTACTAAGCGTGAGGGTAAAATCAAGGTTATCAATATACCGCCTGAAGAATTTTTGGTTAATCGCAGGGCTACCAGCTTAGAAGATGCTCATTTCGTTTGCCACAGAACAACCATGACCGTTAGCGATTTAGTCGCTATGGGATATGACCGCGAGGAAGTGGAAGCCCACGCAGGAGCATCAGATTTAGACGTAGACCAAGAACGCACAAACAGATTTGGCGATATTGAAGCCACAACAGGCATAGACGCGGCAGACCCTACACTGCGCGATGTTATGTATTACGAATGTATAATGAAAGTAGATTATGATGGCGATGGGATTGCAGAGCGTAGACGCATCTGCGCTATTGGCAATAATGGTTCACACATTTTACATAATGAGCCGTTTGACCATGTTCCATTTGCTGTTGTTAGCCCGATTATGATGCAACATAGGTTAATTGGTCGCTCTATCTTTGACATGACCAAAGACCTACAGGTTATTAAGTCTACGCTTTTACGCCAGTATTTAGATAGCGTTTATAGCTCTACATTGCCGCGTATGGAAGTTGTCGAAGGCATGGCGAATATTGACGATGTTCTTGACGGTACTGCTGGCGGCATAATTCGCGTTAGACAATCTGGTGCTGTAAGACCGATTACTGGCACACCTGTTGGTGGAGAAGTAAGGCCGTTAATGGATTATGTGGACAGCATCAAAGAGCAACGTACTGGAATGAGTAAGGCTAGTATGGGCTTAGATGCTAATGCGCTTCAATCTACAACGGCAAGTGCTATTTCTGCCACTGTGAGGGGCGCACAAGTCAAGCTAGAGAGCTATGCTAGGACTATGGCAGAGACAGGTGTAAAAGACTTGTTCAAGGGTATTTTGCATCTTGTGACAAAGTACGACAATAAGCCTAGAATTATTAGATTGCGTAATAATTTTGTTCCGATTGACCCTAGAGAATGGACAAGCGAATTTGATGTAGTTGTACAGGTTGGTTTAGGAACTGCCGATGACGAACAGAAAATAGCGTTCCTAACGCAGATTGCGGCAAAGCAGGAGCAGATACTTATGCAGATGGGTGCTGATAACCCTCTTGTTACTATGGAGCAATATGTAAACACGCTTAGAAGCATTGCAGAGGTTGGCGGATTTAAAGATGCAGACCAATTCTTTAACAACCCACAGCAAATCCAGATGTTAAAGCAACAGCAGACGCAACAACCTCCACAACCTGACCCTAGCGTTATTCAGGCACAGGCAGAAATGCAGTTAAAGCAACAGCAAGCCGAGGCAGAACTAGCGTTAAAGCGTGAAAAAATGCAAGCTGATATAGCTCTACAGCGTGAAAAGATGCAGATGGAAATGGAGCTAAGACAGCAGGAATTAACAATGGAGGCCGAGCTTAGAGTTGCGAAGGCTGTAACAGACGCACAAATTAGCACGAATTTACCGAGGGTATAAAAATGGCAAGAAATCCTTTTGAAAAAGCATTGGCAGATAAAAAAGAATTTGCTAAACGGCAACCAAAAGAAAAACGAGCATTATCTAGGGATGGACAAGCGCAACGTCAAGCTGGTCTTGATTACTTAGCTAGGCAGGAGCAAAGAGAAAGGGCTGTAAATGCGGCTCAAAGACAGATAGCCCAAGGCGCGGCAGGACAAGAACAGTTTAGTGAAATGCCATTGTCTAATAGAATAGCGCAAGGCTTATTGGGTGTATCTGCAAATATTCCAACTGCTCAAAATTTTGCCTCTCAGATAATGGGAAAAAAGTTTCTTGATATGATGGAAAGCAACCCGAACGCATACCCTACATTTTATAACGACAGACTTACAGCTATGAATACAGGCGGTAATTATGACGTTAGGACTGGATATAACCCACAAGAGATTATAGACCAGCAAATTTATGATGCTAATAATAGCGGCACTGCTCAGATGCAACAGATGGTCGCGCCCAACCCTGTTACTGGTGCTTGCCCTGCTGGTTACAATTACGATGCGGCAACACAGGCTTGTGTACCAATGTTTACCAGCCAAGTGCCAACTCAGACAGCTTACGAGACTTATACATTGCCGCAGACGCTATTAGACCAGCCGTCAAACATATTGGATTTTAACCCTCAGTTTGGTACGCCTATAAACTTCAATTATAGCCCTAACCTAGTGAGACGTACATGAATGAAGGTAAAGCCAGAGAAAAAATCGATAGAGCAAACAAAGCGGATGCTCTACTTAGAAATGAGATACTACAGGACGCATTTGTATATTTGGATACACAATTTACAGATGCTTGGAAACAGACACCTGTTCAAGATAAAGAGGCTAGGGAAAACCTCTATTTATTGTGTCAAAACTTGTCGGCCATTAAAGATTATATCTATCGCGTGGTCGAAGATGGCAAGTTGGCTCAATCTGCCCTAGATGGGTTACAATTAAACAGAAAATTTGATAAAAGGAATAAGTAATGACCGACAACTCGAATGAGAACGGTGCAATATCAGTTAATGATGCAGTAAGTAGCCTCTTAAACGCCCCCGAATTGGATACGGCACAAGGAGAGCGACCAGAGGTTGAAGAACCTCTACAGACGGAGACAGAAGCGGAATATGAAGCGCAGGATAACTCGCAAGAGCTTGAAGCGGATTATGAAGAAGAAGTCGAAGAAGTCGAAGATACAGACGATGGTTATGAGGACGATGCAGAGCCAGAGCAACCCAGTTTATATACCGTCAAAGTAGACGGAGAAGAACTAGAGGTCACGCTTGAAGAATTGCAGAGTGGTTACAGCAGAACATCTGTATTTACTAAGCGACAGCAAGAACTAGCCGAGCAACGCAAAGCACTGGAAGCAGAGGCCGAGCAAACTAGGCAATATAGGGATGCTTACGCTAAACAACTTGAAGCTATGGCTTCCCAAGCCCAGCAGACAACTCAAGCCGAGCCTGACTGGAACGCATTAAAAGAGCAGGGTTATTCTATTGACGAGCTGTTTCTGGCAAAAAATGAATGGGATAAAAACCAGAAAAATGTTGCCCAAATACAGCAAGAACAAGCAAGGATAGCTCAAGAGCAGGACATTGAGAACCAGCACAAAATGCGTGAGCATTTAGAAGTGCAACGGCAGGAGATGCTAAATCGTATCCCACAATGGTCTGACGAAGACACTCGCAACGCTGAACGTCTTGAGGTAATCAAGTACGCTCAGAGTAGAGGCTTTAGTGAAGACGAACTAGCAAACGCAACAGATGCGAGGGCTATTGAGATTTTGCATAAGGCTTGGAAATGGGACAACTTGAGCAAGAAGACCCCAGATGCCAAAAAGCGTACTAAGCAAGCTCCTAAAATGGCAAAAGCTGGACAGCCTAAAACAAAGCAACAAGTACAAAGTCGTTCAAGGCAACAGGCGTTACAAAGACTTTCAAAAGAAGGAACTGTAAACTCTGCTGTCGATTTCTTAATGAGCCGATAAAAACTATAGGAGGTTTAAATGGCTACTCACACAACCACAACCGCAGTAGGCGAACGTGAAACACTAGCAGACGTAATTTATCGTATTGACCCGTCTGAAACACCAATTTTTTCTGCACTGAAAAAAGAAACAAGCAACGGTATCTTTACCGAGTGGCAAGTTCAGGAACTTGCATCTGCCAGCGGTTCTAATTTTGTGAATGAAGGAGCAGACAGTTCTTTTGATACACCCACAAGTACAGTAAGATTTGGAAATTACCACCAGATTTCTACGAAGTCCGTTGCAATTTCGAAGACACTAGATTCCATTGAGCTTGCGGGCAGGGACAAAGAATTAGCTTATCAAAAAGTGCTAAAATCTTTAGAGCTTCGTAGGGATATAGAAAAGTCTATCGGCGATACAGATGTGGCACGTTCTGGTTCAGACCCACGCAAATCTGCTTCATTGTCATGCTGGATTACAAACGGTTCAGTAGGTGCAACTGCTGGTGCTTTTGGCACAGGCGATGGTACTGACACAATCACAGGCGGAGACGACAGAGCGTTGTCACTTGCATTGATTGACGATGGCATGAGCGATGCATGGACAGATGGCGGCAATCCATCACTTATGGTTATGTCAGCGACTAATCGTGCGAATTTCTCAAACCTAACAGTCTCAAACAATTTGGTGCAAAATCAGGTAAATATGACTGCGGCTAAAGAAACCACATATGTTGGCTCTACTTCTGTGTATTTGACGGATTTCGGAACTCTCGAAGCTACACCGTCAAGATTTATGGGTAATGACCGCGTATTCTTGATTGACCCTGATTTCGCTTCTTTATGCACTATCAATGGGCGCAACTTCTCAGAAAACGAGATTGCTTCGACAGGCGATAATTCCAAATTCCAACTCGTCACTGAGTGGGCTTTAAAGGTTCAAGCACCAAAGGCACATTCAGGAATTTTTGATTTAAACGGTTCTTAAATCTAATTAGAGGGAGGGCTTCGGCCTTCCCTTTTTTCTTTAACATTATGAGAAAATTAAATGAAAAGACAAATACAGTTTGACCCGCAAGCAGGAAAAAATATTAAGCTAGTCGAAGATACAGACGGCTCACAGCGTATCGAAAGCACACAGAATTTTGACACGCTTTTAAAAATAAACAAACAAATGAGCAATGACTGGCGTTATGGTCAAATGACAGGAAGCCAGAAGCATATGCAACACGTTGCTGAAATTCCTAATGTGATATATAATGAGCTACTAAATAAATTTGGCAAACTAAGCGAAAATCCGAAGGCTTGGAAACAATGGCTAAATGACAATCAAAACAGAGATTTTAGAACTGGTGGCGGCAACATATGACTATTAGCACCTACGCAGAGTTAAAAACGGCTATTGCTAATTTCTTAGCTAGAGACGATTTAACAGCTACAATACCTACTTTTATCCAGCTTGCAGAAGGCCGTATGAGCCGCGAATTGGAAACAAGGGAGCAGGAAAAGCGAGCTACTACCAGCCTAACATCAGGCGACCAGTATGTAACTCTGCCTGTAGATTTGCGTGAAGTGCGGTCTGTGAAACTAAATACTAACCCTGTCAAAGTGCTTAGTTATTATAGCCCTACTAGCTTAGATTCTTCTTACGGTACTGATGCGGCTGGAAGGCCAGAGGGCTACAGCATAGTCGGTGCAGAAATGAAGGTCAGGCCAATACCAGACAGTGCTTATGAAATGGAAATACTTTACGTTGGCACACTACCAGCAATATCAGATAGTGTAACGCCAACTTTATTTACAAGAAGCCCAGACCTATATTTGTACGGTGCTTTAACTGAGGCGTATGCTTATCTGTTAGACGAACAGAGAGCCAACGTTTACGATGCTAAATTTAGCAGAGGCTTAGAAGAAGTAAAAGTAGACGAGCAAAGAGCCAATTACGGCACTGGTTCGTTGCAAATCAAATCAGTTTATTCTCGTCAAGATTCGGCAGTTATTTAGGGGTAAGACATGGCAACGGCAAACGCGGCTACAACATATTTAGAACACGCATTATTGCAATTCTTATTTAAGAATAATTCTGAGAGTTTTACAACTCTTGGAGATAGCATATACGTTGGCTTAGCCACTGCTGTTAGTGACGCAGAGGCAGGTAGTCTTACAGAGGCTACTTTTGGTGCTTACGCAAGGCAACAGGTAGCGGCATCTGGCTGGACTGTTCCATCAGTAGGCGTAGACACGCAGACAGCTACTAATGCTGGCAACGTGGAATGGTCTGCTAGTACAGGCACAAGCAACACAATAACCCATGCATTTATTGCAGACGCTTCTAGCTCTGGAAACATTCTATTTGTTGGTGCTTTAGACACCAGCAAGACTGTAGAGACAGGCGATATATTTAGAATTAATACAGGCAATTTAAGCATTGAGTTAAACTAATGGCGTTAGTTTTAGCGGATAGAGTAAAAGAAACTACTGCGACAACTGGCACAGGCACTTATACTTTAGCTGGCGCAGAAACTGGATTTGAGAGCTTTGCGTCAATAGGCGATGGTAACACAACGTATTACTGCGTAACCGATGGAACTGACTTTGAGGTCGGTGTTGGCACTTATACGGCTTCTGGCACAACATTAGCAAGAACGACTATATTGCAGTCTAGCAACTCTGATGCGGCTGTTAATTGGAGTGCTGGCGACAAGACTGCATTTGTAACCCAGCCAGCAGAAAAAGCGGTTTACTTGGATGCGGCAGGTTCTATTGCGGCATTTAACGGTAGCAATTTGACTGATTTAAACGCATCTAATCTGGCTACTGGAACTGTTGTCAATGCAAGGCTAGACGCACAACTGCAAGATGTTGCAGGTTTATCGGTTGCAGACGGTAATTTTATTGTAGGCGATGGGGCTAATTTTGTCGCTGAGAGTGGCGCGACTGCTAGAACTTCTTTAGGACTAGGAACTGCGGCAACAACTGCATCTACAGATTACGCGACTGCGGCACAAGGCTCTACTGCTGATAGCGCATTGCAAGACCTTGTAGACGATACCACGCCACAGCTTGGCGGCAACCTAGACCTTAACAATTTCGATATTACAGGCACAGGTGCT